TAAGTTTCCTGTGCATCGTCGTATTGAACGCCGCTACCTTCAGGTTTTACATCAGCAGTACCGAAACCGCTAAGCATTACTTCTTCTTCAAAAGCTCTGTCAGATGATTCGTTGTCGAATATCTGAGCTGCTTCGTCTTCATAACGTTTGTATTCCAGGCCAAATAGTGCATTTAAACCTGGTTCTAGTTCTTTAACTAGTTGTGCTCGTGATATTGCCATAGTTTATATACTCCTATTATACCCCAACGACGAATGCTTGATATTTGTTGTTAGAAACAACAATCATGTTTGCATACGCTGCGTTGAAGTCACTGTTATCAGGATCCTCTGCTCTTCTTAGGATTCTCCACTGTTTGCCAGTAGTAGCTGCTGCACCCTCATTAAGAGTAGTGTTGCTTCTACCAGAAGTAGATTCACCGGAAGCAGATGTGTCTGCAACTTGGCCGATTAATGCTTGAACAGTGTGAGCTGTAGCAGAAATCGCTGCGCTTGTTGCGATCTGATATTCCTGGAACGGGTTGTCATTTACAAAAGCAGTTATGTCTTCGCTATTTGCAGGTGTAGTTGAAGCTGGATAGTAGTTGCTCCAAGTAGGTTTTTCCGTCGTAGAAGCATTGTAGAAACAACCGTTGAAAACTCCAACGATTAAATCTGTAGAAGCTGCTGCTGCGCCTTCAACAAAACCACCAGTTCCTGATCCTGTGTTTACGATCAGTTTAACTGGCTCACCATTATAAATAGCTGTACCATGTGCTGCTTTGATAGTGTATTTAGACTGACCACCAGTCGCTGGAGTATTTCCTAGCGTGTTTACTGGTTTAAGTCCGTATCCACTACTTTGTCTATTTGCCATAGTTTTTACCTATTCCTTAGTGTTGTTCATATCTCTATGAACGGGTTAAAAAAATTCAGTAGCGAGGATTAACCTTAGAAACAATAATTAAAAAATTAATTATCCTTCTTTGCACCACCGAAACTATACGTCGTACGCCTTTGATTGCTCATTGGCATACTTGGATGTTGATCCTTGAGAGGTTCGTTTTCGACTGCTTCGTTTTTTGCTTGCGCCATTTTTTTGAAATGTGCATCACGTTGCTTCGCGATCTCCTCCGGTATTCTAGCCAACACTAGACCACCTACTCCTATGTACCCTTTGTATCTACCTGCTTCAATTGCGGGGAAGTTAGAATCTGGGTAGGCATCAGCTCTTACGAGTTCCCATCCCTGTCTTAACTTGGCGGTGATATTTTTCGTATCATCTACGCCCATCGTTTCAAAACGAATCCAACGCTGTCTAAAGCCAGCCGGACACTTGGGTGCATCTAAGTGAGATGAATTCACCCAAACCTTAGGTCGATCAGATTCTGACCTAGTTTGCTGAGCACGAGGGGTTTTAACTTGTTCTTTTTTCATATGCTTATACCTCCTTCATGTGTAACTGTTTCGCATAATCTTCGAGTGGCACGTTTAATTTTTTAGCTATTGCTACCTGTGAAGGCGTGAGCTTCACAGTTTTGCGACCAGGTTTTATACTTCTTGCGGCTGATGTAGACGCAGAAGCAACCGTCTGAACGGGCTTGGTCGTATTAATAGTATCACTCTTACCAAATTTATGAGGAAAGTCAACTCTTATACGCTTGTCAATTTCCGCATAATATTCATTAGTTTTAGGGTCAAACCCTTCTTTTTCCACTAAATCCTTATGTATTTCAAAAGCTGTGAAAGTCATTGCTCGGTCTTGACCGAACCAATTATTTTTCTGAGCCCATGATTCTGCCATAGGATCTGGCGCTGGAGTATCTTTTGGAAGCTCCTTAGGGGTTTCCCTATGTCGTAAATAATCCCTATCATCGGGAGTCTTTACAACTTCTTTCGTATCTTCTCTCATCTTAGCTGCTGCATTGAGTCTAGCTTCTTCAATAGACAGAGCTGCAATCTTTTTATTAGCTGCAACTTGTTTTTGAACATCACCAGTTTCAATAGCTGATGCTAGTTCTCCTTGAGCAGATTTTAATTGATCGGATACTTTATCAGAGAATGCTTTGTCGTATTTAGCTTCACTCGTTTGAAACTGTTCTTTTACAAGATCAATTTCTCTTTTTGCTCCTTGAGCATAGTCGAGTGCGGCTTTTTCTCTACGTTCCGCTTCTCTCATCTTACGAGTTAGTTTAGAAATTCTTTTTTGAACTCCTTCACTATACTCTTCTAATTTCGAATCGTCTTTCTTAGGTTCTTCTTTTACCGGTTCTTCTTTAACCTCTTCTACTTTTACTGGTTCTTCCTTCTGTTCCGTTGTTACTGTTTCTTCTTTAGAAGTTTCTTTTACCGTATCATCAGGTAAATCAACTTCGGCTCCTGGACCACTAGTATCTAGTGGAACCATCTTTGATTCCTCTTTCTTTTCTACTTCTTGTTTTTGCTCTTCTGGCATAGTTTTTTCCTCCTTCTATGTTTTAAAACTCGTGGACGATGTCCTCCGGGTCTTTTATGGTTGCGATGATTTCATCATCGTTGAGTAATCTAACTTCTCCACCTTCTATTTTAAACCGAGATCCTGCATAACGAGCGAAGATTACCCAATCGCCCTTCTTGCACCATGGACCTCTAGGAAATTTATCTTTATCTTTATAACAATCAGGACCCATTGCAAGTATGTTTCCACATACCGTAGCAAGTTGTTGTCGCTCGACTTGTTCATCAGAGAAGTAAACTCCCCCTTTACTTTTTTTCTTCCCTTTAAAGGGAAGAACTAAAATTCTCCAACCAGTTGGTTGTGGCAACTTGGCTGATTCTTCTTGATATTTTGTTTCTAATGCTAATTTAATATTTGGATTTGTTTTTGGGGATGTCGATGATGTTTCCTGTGTTTTTTTCATATTGCTCCTTTTTTTCTAGCAGGTTGGATATCTCCTGTAAGATGGCTTCATAAGCCTTTATTTGACCTACGTTATACTTGTAGGATTCTATATTGTCAACACTTCCAGATGTTATAGATAATGTTAACGCTTCTAATGTTTTTCTAATCTCTGTTCTTAATCTTAGTACTAAATCTAAGTTTTCCACTTATCCCTTTTTATTCATTTTTCTAAAAGTTTTTGCTAAGTTATATCTTTTAGAACCTGGCGGGCACGTCTTGCTCCCGAATTTTTTACCTGTGCATGGTTTATCTGTACGCATGTTTTTTGTAGCTTTTTGAATCCAGTTCTTTTTGCTACCACCTTCTTTAGCTCCCACTCTTATAGGAACTCCTCCGCTAGGATAGTAATCTTTATTAGCACTAAAATACTTAGGCATAGATTTAGCGCTATTGTCTTGATATCCGCTTCCAGAACCACCATGTCTATAGTTAGCTCTTTTGCTTCTTCCTTTAATTTCTATTCCAGGCATTATTTAATTTGACAGCCAACTTTTTTTCCACTCATAACTGCACCAGCTGAACCACCATGTCTTAAACCAACACGACCACCTGTTTTGTAGCCTTTGTTTAGTTCTCCGACAACTCTTTTCTTTTCAGCTCTACGGTTAGGGTTGGACTTCTCAGCATCTATACGACCTACTTCTTCAAGTAGATTTTCTCTTCCAGTATTTGCCATAGTACCTCCTATTTATCCATTGTTGAAACAGCAGAATAAGCTCTTTTACCTGCAGCTTTTTCCGCACCTTTAGACTCATCTCTTCTAGCTTTGAAGCTTTGAGACTTAGTAGACTCTGCTCCATCTCTAGCACCTAAAGATTCATCAAGTCTATCATCATATCCTTGAGCTTTACCACCACTAGCTTTTTTCTCTCTAGAGTATGGGAATCTTGGTTTATAAGGTCTAGTTCCGAAATCGTTTCTCATAGTATCTCCTTATTAACTTAATTTAATAAAAATGGCAAGCTTACTTTTTAGGGCTCGGTCCGCCATTTTTGAAGACCTGAGTTCCTTTAATACCAAATATTGCAGCAACTACTGTTATCCACAAAGTTTGGAACCAAACTGGTAAATTACCGAAATGTTTAAAGAAGACGTTAATCTTTTCAGTCATCGCCGGATCGTCTGCGAAGACCCCGTAAGCGAGCACAATTATCGGAGCGCTTAATATGATCAAGACGAATTCGTCTTTATAGTCGTTTTGTCGAGCTTCTAACAATTTGCCCTGGTAAGATTCCTCACCACGAGCTTGTCTTTCCGCATGTAAGACTTGTGCATCAGACATTGCTACTTTTGCTCTTTGTTTATTTGCGTAGATTTTAGCTCCTGCTTGTAGGGCCATTCTCGCTAATCCAAACCATGCCATAATTTACTCCTTCAAAAAGTAGGACATATGCGCGTCGCGCGCAATTTTTAGTACCACTTAACTTTTGATTTTTTATCTTTTAACATTCTACGTTGGCCACCTACAGAATTTACTGTTGGTATGCCTTCAGGAATTTTAATCTCAACGCCGCCTTTTAAGTAGCCGTCTTTATTGACGAACTGCTTCTGGTTGATTCCTTTGTAGAAAGGTTCTTTTTTATCTTCTGTTGCCATCTATCCTCCTAAGATTTTGGTCCTTTTAGTGTTTTAACGTCTTTACGTTTCATATTAGCAATGTCCATTTTAGTAACATCACCCATATGCTGTTTTGTTAAAGATGTTTCAGCTCGTAGTATAGCTAAATCTTCGTTTTGTTCAAGCTTATCATCTTCAATTCCTTCTCTAGAAAGAATTTTAGAGGTTTCAACGTTTTTACGTTGTTCCATTTCTTGTTGTTTTCTTTGAGTATCCATAGCTTTTAGATCTACTTCTCTCGATTTAATCTTTAATAATGGATCATGATCAAATTGAGAAGTAATTTTCTTCTCTTCTACCATAAACTCTTCCATAAATTCTGCAATTAATACAGCTTTACGAGCTTCAATCTGTTGAGTCATTTGAACAATCTGTGGCTGAATCTGTTGAGCTATCTGTGGATTCTGATTAGCCATCTGTTGCATCTGCTGAATTTTTTGAATCTCTTCTTTAAATTCCATTTGAACTTGTTCCTGAGCCATTAAAGAAATGTGTTCTAGTATATTCTTTTCAATAGCAGCCATGACGGTAGGATTATTACGAACCATGTTTAAAGCCATAAAATGTAAGTGCGCACTAACGTGTGCTCTATGATCTTGCCCCATATAAGCCTGAAAGGGTTTCATTGCTAAAGCATCAATGTGCTCTAACGCTGGATCCATTGGCTGTGGGGGTTTAGGAGGAGGTAACACTTTGTCAATGTCCTTGACTCCTAACGCTGAATACATGGAACGATATACTTCATATAAGTTATGCAATTGTGGGTTAGATGTAGCTAACTGAAGTTCAGTTTGAGCTATACTTATTCTTTGCGTCTGCGAAAAGATATTCGGATCCGCAACAGGAAGAATATCAACCCTATCGTCAAAATCTGCTGACTTGATCGTTCTCTGTGCACCAACAACATCATAAGGATATTCTGGTGGCAGATACTGACCAAATATTTTTGCAAGTAATTTGAACTCATCTCTAAGAGCTGCATACAATCTTTTGTGAATTGCACTCATCACTCTTGAGCCTCGTTCTAATAAAGCGACAGTCGTTCCAACTGCTGCTTGTTGATTTCCATCACCGACTGCCATGTCAGCAATAGATGCAAATCGTTGTCCTGCCTGTACAACCGTTCCTAATAATTGGTATAGAACCGGTGAAGGTTCTTTGTAAGGCAAATTCATAAATGAATCTTTTAAATTTCCTCCAGGTGCATCTACGTCTCTCCATTCACCTGGTTGTAAAGGAGAAGCATCATCTCTGATTCGAATCCCCCTCATTTTAAATCCGGCTGGTAAATTGGATAAAGTACCAGCATCTAATAATTGGCGGAGAGCGACCGTTGCGGTACGACTCAGTCCGCCAATCATATGTATTAATCCAAAGCCGTAAAATCCTAGTCCAGGCAGAAATTTGAAGTGGACAAAATATTGGATCTTACTTTTCGTTGGATCGTTGGGCGCATAGTTCCTTCTTATCGAAAGAACTGAGCGGCTACCTGCATCGATGGTTACGATGTATGGTAGTTTGATCCCAGTAGGTTCTCCGGTTTGTGGATTGATATCTTCGAAGCCTTCCAGGTTCAAATTTATGTGACACTCATACAGAGTGTAAATATCTTCGGGCTTAGTTTTCTTTTGCCCATCTAATTCTCTTTCCTTTTGTGTTAAAGGATCTTCAAACATTGTAGGGGTTCCCAGATTAATATCTCTGTAGAAACCAGCCACTTGTTGTTTTTTAATCTCGTTGCCTGACATTTTAAGAACATGAATAATACATTCAGCATCTTCTAAGTTAGTAGCCGAATAAGGAACGAGTAAATCATCGGCTTGTACAAATTCAGAAACCGCTTGTTGTTTCATAGCGTTATAATAAACTTTTTTAAATGTTGAACCGGCTAAAGGTAAATAGAAAAGCATTTTATCAAAATCGGCATCATAGCCTTTCATTTGATCCATCAACATATAGTTCATGTAATTCTTCACGCGTTTTGCTTGTTGATCTTTTTGTGGTGTGGGTACTCCCATCACTTGAGTTCTTATAGGTCCATCTGCTGGTAATAATTCTTTATAGGCGCCTGCTTGAAACTGCGTCACTGCTTCTGCTAGTACAGGGTGCGTGGCTCCCGAAGCTCCATCAAAAGGCTGCGTTCTATTGTAATATTTAAATCCTAATAAATCTAATCCTTCTACATACGATTGTTCCCATTCCTTACGGGACATTTTATAATCCATATGTTTCTCAAAAAGATCAGAACCTAAAGGTCCTAAAACATTGGCTGGTAAAAGTTCCGATAAATTTGCAAAGTGATCATTGGGATCTTGGGGATTAATTTGAGAAGGATCAAAATTAACCTCAACACCACCATCCGCTAATTCAGTGACTGCTGGGTTATCTGAAAGTTTCTCAACACCTTCTACTTCAACGTCAATATCTTCCGCTACACGGTTCTCGCCAGGATCCGCATCTAGCTTTTCAATATTAGGTAAAGCTTTTTCTATAGGTGTATATTTTTTATCTTCTGGTTGTTCTGCCATTTTTTAATCCACTGGTTTGTTTTATAACACCATACTTCTTCAAAGGCAATCCTTGAGGTAAAGGTCCTCGAAGAGGGGGTATGGTTTTAGTTAATCTTTTCGGCTTTTTAATAGTCATCAGGCATCCTATCATCTATATAATTTCCGTACCATTCTTCTGGCTCTAATTCTCTTGCTTGATCAAGTTCAGACTGAACTCTTCCTTCTGCCCAATCCACTTGTTTTTCTCCCTTAGTTAAACCTTCAATTTTTGTGCCTTTAGCAAACTCTTCCATGCTACGACCATTGCCGCCTAGAATATCATCTATTGTATCATGAGTCACCATATCCCAATCAACTCCTCCATCAGGATCGACCATACGCGGTGCATCATCTACCACTTGAAACTCTCCACTAAAATAAGTAGGTTTTTGTCCAGGTTCTATTTCCAACCAACGGGGACCTTCATAAGATACATTCCATTGACCTCCATAAGCATTATCTCCCATTATAGTGTAATCATCACCCCTTTTGGTAATTTCCATTCCTGGTAAAAAATCATCGGTGCCTTTAAATGTAGATATTCCATCTCCTTCATAAATAAGTTTAGGTTGAATCTTTTGAATAAAAAGTGGAAACCATTCAGGCATCTGACTTGTTCCTTTAACCATTGGAATTAATCCATCAGTAGCTTTAGTCACCGGACTTATTTTTAAAACTTTATCTAAACCCATAGCTTTCAAAGCTGCAAAGGTTCCCATAGTTCCAGCCATGGTAATAAAATCTCTTCGACTTTGTCCCGAAGCATCTAAATGATCCATGATCCTTTTATTTAAAGCACTTACTTTTTCAGGCGTCTTAGCCATTGTATTCATAAATTGACCCACCCTTTTAGCTCCGTATAGATAACCTAATGGCATAGCTATATCAGTACCTAATTCAACAAGGCCACCTAAAGATGTCGGAGCATCCGACGATCCTCTTTTTTTCATATTACCGACTTGTTCATCGATTAAAGAATCGAGTCCCACTTTTTCAGACCAACCCCAACCTGGTGAAACATTTTCAATAAAATCTAAACCTTGTTCTTTCCAACCTGGTCCTGTTGCCACGTCATGAATAAACTGACCGGCAGCTCCTGGGAATCGAATTGAAAATTCTGTTGCATTCATAATGCCTTTTAAAGCTTTAGAACCATAGTAAGGATAATTTCTAACATCGACGGCATCTCCGAATCGTCCTAATTTATTTTTAACCATATAACCTTCATCGGTTGGAATATTATATTCCATTTGAATTTCTCTTAAGAGTTCTTCGTACGTTTTCTCTTTTGGTTTAGCAGGAGACATACGTGTTCCTTCACGGTACTCGACTCGTGGAATAACCGGCCCACCATCAGCATAAGCTCGAGGACCACTTTTATAACGTGACTCGGTTCCTACTTTACTTGGAGAAAACCAATCACTCATTACAAAAGTTTCAAAAGTTTTTTTATCATGAGGAGCACTTATTTTTTGAGAAGCAATATTAGCCCAATCTTGTTTAAGATTAGTTTTCATATATAATAATTCTTCTGAAGTCATATCTTCAGCACTTTTACCCCACAACGATTTTCCTTCATTTAATAATTTAGGTTGAGCGGTTGCTAAATCAAAAATAGCTACGTCAATCCCTCCCTGATTTTGGAACATTCGTCCCGACACATCCTTAGGGCGAGCTTTTAAAAATTCTGTAACTTGATCATCAATTCCTTTTTTAGTTTTAATAATTTTATTATTGATTTCCGTAATAGCTCCAGCATCTTTTTTACTAATTTTATCTCCTGCTTTGTACTTATCAAAATAAGGCTGAAGCGCTTTATAGGGTTTAACTAATTTATTCTGAGCTGTTTTTAAAATTCCTTGATTAACATCCCTACTTTGCCAAGAGTAAGTATCCGGTTTTACTAATAAGTCTTTATGCTCTCTAATCCATTTAATTTTAGGAGTATGCTTTCCTTGACCAAAAAAATGAAGAGGAAATTTATGAGCCAATTCAATATCCCCTAACTCATATTTCTTAAAAATATTTTTAATCCGACTAGGAATATGTTCTGCTTTAATAGCTTTTCCTAAAGTGACCGGTTCTTTTAAGCCTAAGAAAGATTTACTGATATCACCCATTAATCCTTCCACAGCTTTAGAAGTTTCTTTTCTAATCTTATTAATACGGCCAGGATCGGCTAAGGCAGCTTTACGCTCAATTGTTTTCTTAATGTTGTTTAAAACATCCCCTAATAAAACTTTTTTATTTTGACCTGCTCCTTCAGTTTTAACTCCCTGATAATGGTTGTCAGCCAAACCTGATTTTTGCTCTAACCCTAAAATCTTTTTAAGATCAGTTTCATTCACCATGGTTTTAGCAGGATCTATTTCAAGTTCCTCTATTCGAGTATAAGTATCGTCTAAACCACTTCCTCCTTTTTTAGTAATCTCAGTCATGCTGGTATTACCAAAAGGTAAATCGGCAAAAGTTCCAAACTGTCCTCCAACTTTAAAATCAAAAGTATCAACTAGGTTTAATTTTTTTACTGCATCGTTTAAAGTTTTAGTATCGCCATGATAACCAAGATCCTTTTTTATTTCTTTAAATTTTTTACCTGTTAGAAGTTGATATTGTTTAACCCCATTCCACCATCTAGGATCTAACAAATTTCCTTTAGTTCTTTTTAATTCTTGGAGAAGAACCTCAGGCTCTAAATCTAAAGAAATTTTATCCTTAATAATAACTTTACTAAGATCAGGCCACTCGGCTCCCCTTCCCAGCATTTTTATGTCACTAATAGTTTGACCTGTTTTTCCCACCGGTCTAGGTGCTAAAGTTGCAAGATTACCCATTATGTCATCAATAGATATTCCTGAGCCAGGAATCTTGGGCTCGTTAAATTCTTTAAGAGAGATAAAATCAGCGTCCTTAGATTCAACCGCTTTAGGTGGAAAAATTTCATTCCATTTTTTAACAATCTTTGGCCAATCAGTTTCAATAGCTTGCTTGACAGCGCCCGCCTTATCATAGTTCTGTCTTACTAATCCCCCATCCGCATGCATCGTCTCGTTACGAACATCAAAGTCTTCTAAGAATCTTTCGTGAATACCGGGGTCAAAAGGATCTTTAGGAATATAAGCCCAAGGAGGATTCTTATCGTATCCCCAAGGATAAATATTATCGTTTTTAACTTGCTCACCTATTTTGATACCTTCTTCTCGAAGAAGGTCTGGCGTGTTAGGCATCTCCTCTTCAAAAAAACTTTCTCCATATGTATTTGATGAACCATATTGAGGATTTTGTTTTGTTAAAAGTTTTGGATTATCAGAACTCTCTAATCCCCCAAGATTATAGCGTTGTCCCAGGTTCTGACGTGGAGCATCCAAGTCTATTAAAGTATCTGTGCCGTAATCAATTACTAGTCTTTTAGCCATTAGTATAAATCATATTGGTTAATTAAATTGTTTTGTAAACCGACCACACCACCAGAAGCATAATCCGTTTTACCTGCATCGCCCCAGTCAAAGTCTGCCATAAATTCATTAATGTCAACGCCGGCTTCATCAGCCATCTCACCACGAACCCATTGCATCGCCTCATCAGGATGATCAGCATCTCCGCTTTTCATAACCTCACGGGCTCGTTTTAAAATCCCAATCTCTTGTAAGTTATAACCTTCTTTACCTAAGGTGATATCATCTAACTCTTGATCAAAGTTTTTCATCAAGCGAATATTGAGTCTATCTCGTTTAGGTGCAAGCTCACCCTCTAAAGGCAAACCTTTTTTCTTTGCCCATGCTCTTAAATCATCTATCGTTCCACTCTTTGGAAAATCTTTCATGGCTTCTGCCATGTTTTTATTCATTTGGTCTTGTTCTCTTTTGGCATCAAATTCTTTAGCTCTAAGTTTAACCTTTTCCCAAGCCACATCCATATCATCTCCAGTCTTAACATCCTGAAGCATAAAATCTAAATCATCAGGCTGCATGCTTGTCTTTTTAAAATCAGGGAGTTGAATCAATTTATTTTTAAGCATCGCTCGGTGTTTTTCATCTTTCGTACTTGCCTTCACCACTTTTAGATCCGGTCTGCCTGTTTTTGAACCAGGAAACATTGATGTTTTCTCTTTGATTGAGTCTGTTAATTTCTTATTTATTTTTTCAATACCTTCCATACTTCCTTCAATCGATTTAGTATCCACGGGTTTAATATTCATCACGTTACCCTCCTTATCGTAAGCCTGGTTAAATTTGTAGTCTGATTCTTTTTCAAAGAACTTGCCCGCCTTCTCATCGAAGGTATCCCAAGAAGTGGAAGTACTCTCTCCTGTGTTAGGATCATATTTTGTTTTCATTTTATGACGACCAACTCGATCGATATCGCCTCCATGCGGACCCCAGCTCTCATCAATGCCCGTCATGATAAAGTTCGTGTTCCGTGGATCGGGTCTCGGGAACTTTCCGCCGTATTCAGGATGAACCCTGATTCGCGCTTCTTCTAATTTTTTAATGGCTTTTTCTTGATCTTTAATCCTTTTAGCTGTGTCAGCACTATTTACATTTCCCCACATCGATTCTGAAGTCTTAATCTCATTCAATGTCTCTTTTTCCCAATTAATCCGGTTTTGAAATTCAGTGGGTGTAAAGTATTCTTCCGCTTCACCGATGGTTGGTTTAATCTCCCATTTCTTTTCTTTAACCCAATCGTCCATCGTTGGGCCCGATCTCCATGACTTGGTATCGTCTCTTAACTTTTTAACCAGTTCTTTAAAGACTCCGGGTTGATTTACTGAAGTTTCATCTAAGCCTTGAGGAAGGATATCGAAGATCGTATCCATGTCCGATGAATGAGCGGGCTTAATATGTTCACGTAGCACGCGTATCGGATCAGGGACCTGAAGTTCATCAGGAACGCCTCTTAGATCATCATAATTTTTTAACGAATCACGGACCTTGTCCGTCAGTTTAATAATTCCATTCTTATCTAGGTCAAGCAAAAGTTTTCTAGCAACGGCTCGGTTATAAGGAGCATCTTTCCAGAAGCCTTTACCATAGTTCATCCATTTTAATTTCTCTTGACGTTCGGCTTTACCTACTTGATCAAAAGGATCGTCAGCAGATTTTTTTAAATCCTCGGCCAACTTCATTATTTTTTCCATATCTTGTTTTAAACCCATCCCTGATGTTTCTATGTCTTTAGCCGCGTCATCTAAATCTTTCATGGATTTATTGAGATCTTCCATATCTTTGAAAAGGTCAGGAGCAGGCTCTGTTAGGTCTGATGATAGTTGGGAGGGTTTAACCTTAGCTTGTTCAGCTGCATAAACATCTAAAGGATTCTTACCATCCTTAATTAAAATTTCTTCTGAGTTGTCATTAGCCTTTCGTAAATTTTTTAACATATCATAATTATCCAACAGATTCTTCTTTTGTTTAGAAGAAAGAGTCACCTGATTTTTTATAAGATAAGTTAAAGATTTTACTAAATCCTTAGCAATGTCATTTTCGTATTGTTTAATTAAAAAATAATGTTTATCTCGACCAATCGCAGAGACGTTGTATTTATAATTACTAAAAGGATTAGAGACTCTAGATCCAATCGTAGTAAAATTACCCGCTTCTTTTCGGGTCATCATTCTAGCCACACTAGAACCTTTAATCCCTTGCTGTTGAAATGCTTTTAATAATTCGTCTATTTTTGCCATTAATAATATACGTGTTTCTTATCAGAAACTTTCGTATCCTTATAATCTTCTGGGTGACTGACTAAGC